AAGCTTTACGTTCCTCCCCGAAGTACGGTAGGTTTATAAATTGTCCTGGTCGTAGTTGACCTGTCTCACTATCTTTTGTTAATTGTGTTTGCTTTGGAAATATTTCTGTATCTTGTTTGAGTCCAAACAAAGATAATAGATTTGTAAGAAATGATTTTACAGTTTTAGAATCTGTAAATGTATCCATAAATAAAAATAAATGTAGACCACCACTTTTAGATTCTACTGGTAGTAAGGGTAATTCGTATTGTTGTATGATGTCTATGTAATCTTTTTTGTTAAAGTCTTCATAATCTTTTGGATCTATGTCTATGACTCCAAACTTAACCAATGCATTTTCTGTGCATGGTTGTATTCCTATTGATAGTTTGCCTTCAATGTGCTGCTTGTATATTTCATCAGTAAGTTCTTCAAAGTTCCATCTATACACAGGTTTCTTTTTACCTGTTTCGGAATCTATGTAAGAGTCCTGGTGATTAAAATCAGCTACACCATAAGCGTTTCTATACCCATTAAAAAATTCTATATATCGTTCCATAACTGTTTGCGTGGGCCGTCCAGTCTCCCGTTCGGCCCACACTGTGCACTTATTCTCTTAGAGAATTATATAATGCTAGTTTGGTCCTTCGGTTTATCTTCGCCATGTTTAGCTTTGACACCTCCTTTAGAGATGTTTTCACTAAATCCTTTAGCTTGATCGTAAAGACCTTTGTCAGTTACTGGGCCAACTTTATTAACTTCCCAACCAAACCAAGTGCCTTTGTCATTTGACATTTGAGTGGTTTTTAGTTTGTAAATGTGGCTGAAAGATGCCGGTGTAAACATTCCGTTTGCACCCTTCATCTTAATACCAGACATCATAGAGTTCCATTTTCTACTAATTTTTAATTGAGTAGACTTCATAGAAATCAACGCTGTCGATGGACTATCTCCCGATACTATAACAAAGTGTGATGCAGTCTTTTCAATATAATTACCATTTGGTAATCTATCTTTGTAGTTTGCATCCGGTTTTGTTTTGGACATGATATCAGATGATGAATCATAAATTGCAACAGGTGCACCTGGTCCCTCTCCTCTATCTTTCCATTCGATGTACTCCAACTTATAAAAGCATGGGATAACATCAATACCTTTCACTCCATCATACAGATCTCCAGATACTGAATTATATATCATACCTGGTTCTGCACCTTCGACATACTTACCATCACGTTTGTTAACTTCTGGTGAAAGCTGTCCAAGGATTTTTAAAAAAGGCAGGGCTAGATCTTCTTGACCTATTGTACCCAAACCTTTTGCTGCATCATCTTCAAAAATATTTGAAGGTAAACCTGCAGACTTTTTCTCTGTTACTTGGTTCATGTTTATTTACTCCTCGTTACTTTGGTCCTGTTTCCTGCGAACACGTTAAATAGATCAGAGGGCATCTCTTGTCCAGATTCCAGACGCTCTCTGACCAATGCTTTAAGAGTCATAGGTTCGACCTTTAACTTCTGGACAGGTTCGTACCCTTGACCCTTTGCAAGGTCTGCGTAATCGCTCGCCTTGTTATCTTCGTTACGACCAAAGGAAACTGTAATCTCATTTTTGATAAGATCACCCAGGCCGTTTTCTCGAAGCCATGTATAAGCTGCTTCTTTATTAGCTACTGTAATAGAAGCACCATAAACTGGTTTTACTTCAACTGAAGAACCATCTGCTAGTTTTAATGTAGAGATGTTCATCTCTTGCATCATGGTAGGTATGACCTCACCAGAAACTAATTCAATGTGCCTCTTCAGTTCTTTTAATTCTTTTTCTTTTTGTATTAAGTCGTCCTCTAATGATTTTAGTTTTACGACTTGATCTGATAATGATTTTGCATCATTAACAGAATTTAGATCTTCTCTTTGATCTGCTTCAAAGTTTATATCACTCATCTATTTTTCCTTTCTCGTATAAATTAATTTTAATAGGATAGTATTGTCTTTCTTGTCTATCCCATTTGAGTAAATTGTATTTGCCGTTTGTAATATCAGATACAATAGAACATGCAACACCTATAATTGCAGGGTCACCTGTTAACAATAAATAATCTTCAGGTTTAAAATCTTTTAAAAGTTTTCTTAATTTAAAAATTAATGGACCTGGAGAAAAAATTATTTGTGAAAGTTCTGGTAACAACGATACTACTTCACCGTATTTTCTAGCACCTACAATATTTATTTTAGGTGTTCCAGCTTTTGTACCAGGCACGTCTTGCACTAAATAAACTATTCTTTCTGACATTGACAAACAATATAATTATGTTTATATAGATGTCAACTAGAAAGAAGAAAAATTATGGATTATAAATTTAAGACTAAGCCATATGACCATCAGGTTAAGGCATTAGAAATGTCATGGGATAGACCATACTTTGCATATTTTATGGAGATGGGTACTGGTAAATCTAAAGTGTTAATAGATAATATATCTATGCTTTATGACAATGGTAAGATCAATGGTGTTCTAATTGTGGCACCAAAGGGCGTAGTAAAAAACTGGTATGAAGGTGAAATACCTACACACCTTGTTGATCACATAGATTATAAATGTGTATTATGGCAATCATTAATTAATGCAAAGCAACAAAAGAAATTAGATACTTTGTTTGAAACAGGTGAAGATTTACACATATTAGTTATGAATGTAGAATCTTTATCTACTAAAAAAGGTGTAGCTTTTGCAGAAAAATTTTTAAGTTCTCATAGAGCTATGGTAGCTATTGATGAGTCTACAACAATAAAAAATCCAGAAGCTAAACGTACTAAGAATATTGTTACACTTGGTAAGCTTGCAACATATAAAAGAATTCTTACAGGTTCTCCTGTAACTAAATCACCATTAGATTTGTATAAACAATGTGAATTTTTAGAAGATGAATTATTAGGTTTTAATTCTTATTACGCATTTAGAACTAGATACGCTGTTATGAGAACAGCAAACTTCAGTGGTAGATCTGTACAAATTGTAGTTGGTTATAGAAATTTAGATGAGCTGTCAGAAAAACTAAAAGCATTTTCTTATCGTGTATTAAAAGATGAGTGCCTAGATTTACCTAAGAAAACATTTATGAAACGTGAGGTATTGTTAACACCAGAACAAACAAAAGCATACTTACAAATGCAAAAGTTAGCTCATGCTCAAATGAATGGTAAACTAATGTCTACAGCTACTGTGTTGACTCAGTTAATGAGATTACAACAAATAACTTGTGGTCATTTTACAGCCGATGATGGCACGATACAAGAAATGCCTAACAATAGAATTGGTGAGTTATTAGATTTATTATATGAAGTAGAGGGCAAGGTTGTTATTTGGGCTCAGTTTCAAAGAGATGTTAATAATATATTAACTGCATTACATAATGAGTATGGAGAGGGTTGTTACGTAGATTACTACGGGCTAACACCACAAGAACAGAGACAAGAAAATATAAAAAAATTCCAGGACCCTGATTCTGGAGTCCGGTTTTTTGTAGGGACTACACAGACTGGTGGATATGGTATCACACTCACAGCTGCAAGCACTATGATATATTATTCTAATGGTTATGATTTAGAGAAACGACAGCAATCAGAAGCTAGAATAGATCGTATAGGCCAAGAAAAACCTATGACATATATAGATATTGTATGTGAAAATACTGTAGATACGAGAATAGTAAAAGCGTTACGTAAAAAAGTAGATATAGCTACACAAATAATGGGAGAGGAGTTAAAAGAATGGATTTAAGACCTAGTGTTGTTATACGATTTGGATTGTGGATTAGTCTTGTATTGTGTCTGCTTTGGTATTTTTAAACAAATATATCTTTTGCTTTACCTAAGATAGGCTTATATTTTGTTTTACCTTCTGATCTATATGCGTGTAAAAATTGTTTTCTATCTATACCCTCTGTTACGCTACAGTGTATCCACCCAGAATTAGGTTCACCCGGAGTGTAGAACTCGAGGATGAGCTGATCCCATTCTAGCTCTCTATGTATCCAATCTGCAAGCTCACAATTATCTACGCCTACTACTTCGAAGTCGGCGGCCTCTGCACGCGCGTGCTGAGAATTTATGGAGCTGCCGATAGCTTGGCACAACTCTGGGCTACGAAAACCACTGGTCACCTTAACCCTGCCGAAGTGATCACGTACCGGTTGAAGAATTTTTTCACAAAGTATTTTTAATTTTTCTATTTGATCAGCATTGGGATTATTATCAATCCCTTTACGTATTGCTGTATCCGATTTGGTTAATTCTTGAAGAGTAAAATTCCGTGTAAGTTCCATTATAATTTACCTTTTAACTCGTTTAAATATTTTTCGTTTTCTTCTTGTTGAATTTGTTCTGGAGTTTTTTGAATTTTATTTATTACATAATAAACAGCACTAGCTCCAATAGCTATACATACCATACCATAAAAAAACATTCCAATGCCGAAGCTTGCTGTCATCATTTCATATAGTTCATGAGTAAAGCTAGAATTATTGACCCCATTCCAGCTACAATCATGTATTCAATTCTTTTAATACGTTCTCTCATTTCTTTTATTTGTTCGAACGTTTGCTTTTGCATAATTCTGCAAAGCTTTTCATGGTCTTCTATTTTTTGTAATGCCGATTTTTTAGCCATAATATTATCCTTGTGGAAACAATAATTGCAGTTTTTGTGCAGTTGTCAAGTTAGAAAAAGACCCTGCTGCACTAGGATTATTAACTATATTTGAGTTAATATTTGGTAAATTTAACGATGTTGGTGTTGCAGGTGTGTCTTGTGTAATAGGTAATAGTGGGTTTTCAAAAAATGGAAACGATGGTTCACTTAAATTTACAGTTCTCATTTCATTTGAAAGTTGTGAGATAACAGGCAGCGCATCTATTAGTGGATTTGTTACACCTATTTTTATTGCGTTTTCAGCAAACGCTTTTCTTACGTCATCGGATAATGTTATTGGTCTAAAAATATCATTACGTATTGTGTTAACATCTATACTAGATAATCTTCCTGTTGCAGATCGATATGCATTTTGATTAATATTTAAAATATCTGCAGCATCTAAATCTTTTTGAAATTCTTTTCTAACACCAAACAAGGATCTGTTTGCATTTAAATATGCATCCACTATATCTCTTGGTTCAATTGGTCCACCACGTAATGCTTCTCTAGTAAATAAAGATCTAGATTCTCTAACTCCTCTTTGGTAATCAGCAACTTTAAATTGTAAACTTCTTTCAGGATTTACACTAACTGATCTAAAACCAAACAATCCTGCAAACTCATCACCAAATTCAAATGTTTGACCATACTCGTCAAATTTACCTTTTGTTAAAACATCTACTGACTCAATAGATTTATCTAATCTTTTTAATTGTTCAAAAGAAAACGGCATCTGTGCTCTTACTAAGTGTTTCATTATTTTAACACCCTTGTCACCTGCTGTGTCTTGTGGATTAAATACTTGAAAACCTTCTCTCGTTTTACCACCTCTGACTAATAAATCTGCTACAGCCTCTGTCCAAATAGATTCTGATATAAATGGTTGTGCAAATTCTGACATAGATGCAAACGTACCTGCAAGAAAATCGTCCATTAAACCATCTTGATCTGTCCTACCATCTGCTACAGAGTTTAACAAAGTTTGCACTGGTCTAACTAATGTATCGTAAGCGTTAGCGTGACTAAAATCTATGTATTTAAAATTACCGTCTTCGTCTTTTATTGGTAGTAATGTTGAGTTTTTTGACCAGTCAGCTACATATCTTCTAAGTGCTTCTCTTTCTTCATCAGTCACATCATAGATAGCTTGAAAAGCTTTTTGTGTTGCGTATGGTACAGCTGCAACTGTAGTACCAAAACCAAATAATCTTGTATATCCAATAGTCTCAAATGGTTTTACTACTGTGCCATCAGCAAGTGTAAATGTTTCGTTTATTTCTCTAAGACCACGTCTTACTATATTTGTACCTGTTCTAACTATCTCTGCAGGAAATGATACAAAGTTTCCAATAGGTAATTTTCTTAATGATTTAACAAAGTCAGATACGTAATCATAGTTTGGTATATTGTTTCTTACAATATCTGCTGCTTCTTCTTTGAAGAACTGATCATCTATAGTTATATCTACACCGTTTCTTTTTATTACATCACCTCTTTTAATACCTTTGGCTAACATGTTTGATTCTAATCTAGATTTTTCCATAGCCCATGATGCTATCTTCCAGAAGTCATCCTCAGCTGTGTATAGATCCTGTGATACAGATTTTAATTTTGATAGTGGTTTTAATAACATTCTAAGACCTTTGTCTGATGTCATGGTTTCACCAAAATTCACGTCTTCAAGCAACCTAGTTAGATCTCCTAATCTTACGTTAGAGTTTACAACACCTAGTTTTAATAACTCTTCGTATAGATCATTCTGTTGTCTTGTGCCTTTAAGTGGTGTCTGTAGTGCTTGGTATGCTTGTTTGATTGCAGCAGCGTCAGGTATAATACCGTTTGCTGTAGCAAATGCACCAGCAGATACAAAGTTTCTAACATGTGTTACAGGTGATAAAATTGTTTTGGCTATTTGTGATAGACCTTTTGGATATAATATAAGACTCTGATATAATTGACCTAACATGCCTGCTTTGTCAAAAGAAAGAGATGTGCCTTCCAGTGCTTTAGCCATACCAGGTGTAGTGTATAATTCATTAAGAGGATTTATAGACCCGCCTTTTGCTGCAACGTCTAAAGACCTAGCTTGGTCTATTCTTATCTGTTCAAAGTCATCTCCAAATATTAATCTTGCCTCATCGTTTGATTTTGCAAACATAGGTTTTTTACCAGCAGCTATAAGCTCGTCGTTTTTTCTTATGAGATCTTGAAAGAAAAGATTTCTTCTTGTAATCATAGATAGTTTAGCTGTACCACCTAGTATAGTTTGCATAGGATTATTTTGTTTACCTAAAAGTTTTTCAAATACTTTTCTATCACCTTCTTTAATAGCACCTGCAGATATTAATGCTGATCCTCTATCTGTTACAACTTCATCTAATGTAGTTCTGTTTACAAAAAAATCTGGTACAGAAAATATAGCATCAGATGGTTTATCCATTCTAATACCTTTTGGTAGTCTTGCAGTTTTTAATACTCTGGTTACAGCTTGTTCTGCTTGTAAATCTGTGAGCTCTTCACCTGCTTCTTTTGCACTCGATTTAAATACTTCTTTAGCTTCGTTTATTGCTTCTTGTGTGGGTTTGTATCTTGCCCATGGAAAGATACTTTGGTTTTGAAATATGTCATATGTAGACCCAAGATAATTTTTAAATTTACCACCAAATAATTTTTTAAATTCTTGTATTTCATTTTTACCTAATGATCTTCCTAATTTAGAAAATAGGTCTGACCATCTACTTCTTATTGCAGATAAACCACCAAGTATATCTGTTGTAACTTCGTCGTCTACTTTTAAATCTTTTAATTTTTTAACTAATGCAGCTTTTTTTGTTTCGTCTAATTTACCAAATGTAGCAACACCAAGATCGTCTAGTTTAGGATCACCAGATAACAATAAATCATTTATTTCATTTAATAATTTTTGTCTGTCTTTTGCAGCTGCCTGATTAAATACAGTTCTTGTTGGTGCAAATACTTTATCGATTGCTTGATCTAATTCTCTAGATATGTTTCTTGCACCTGCAGCATCTGCAGCTCTTTCACCAATAGATGTTCTTTCAAGATCAAAAAACTCTTGTGACTTACCGCTTCGTGCCCTGAACCCCGATGCAATTCTATCTATAAATCTATCTAGTTTAGAGTTTGCTACATCTAATTGTTTGTTTCTGTTTGTTAGTTTCTTAACCAGGGTGCCTGTGCCACCTATAACACCAGTAAATAATGCACCCTCAAAACCAAACTTAACTCTGTTTAATAATTCTCTTGTTGCATCGTCATCTGTAGATCTATCAACTGCTGTTGGTCCACCAATAAGATCACCAAACGTACCAACTTTCTCTACATCACCTACGAATACACCCTCTGCTAAACCACCCCCTAATGCACCTGCAATAAATTTATTTGTTTTACCACGTGTGTTTAATGAAACAGCTTGGTCCATACCTTTTTTTAAATTTGGATTAGATAATTTTACATACTTACCATTTCGTGCAGCTTTCATAGCATCACCTGCCATTCTAGATGCTACTTTAAAACCTACACCACCAGGTATACCAATGTTTACTAATGCTTCTGTAATTCTACCGGCAGCTGTTGCTTCTGCTTTCTCATCAAACTCTGTAAGATCATCAAAGTATTGTTCTACTTTTGCAGCTGCACCACTATCAACACCAAGATCTAAAAGTGTTGCACCTAAAGAAAAGAAACCTTTTGGTATTGCAATTAAACCTGATGCAACACCAGACAATACAGACTCTAATGTACCAACTTTATTATTATTACTTGATTTACCGTAAAATACGTCTTCAATTGAAGCCATTTAATCCTCCTATACTATGAAGGCTACTTCGTTACCTTTTTTTTCAATAAGTCTTGCACCGATAACATATTTTCCATCGTCAAGATCTTTACCTTTGGCGATCATAAAATCTATTTCATCTGCAGCAGGATTATCTTTTTTAAAATTGTTAAATAATTTATCTTGTAATACGCCGTCGTACGTAACACCATCTGCTCTTAGTATCGCTGCTGTTTGAGCTCCGCTAATAGTTCCATCTTTAGCTACCACCGCTGCTATTTGACCAGAAGCGCTTGCTTGTTTTTCTCCTCTTTCAAGAGTTTTAATTCTAGCTTTTTTAAGATCTCTGTCTAAGCTATCTGCAGATGCAATATCTTTTTGTATCTCACCTTTTAATATTGCAGCATCTATCTGTCGTTTGATATCAGCAGACTTATCTAAGTTTTTAGATATGGCACTTATAATTTGGTTTTGTAAACTACCAGATTTAATTGCACCTTTAAGGTCTGCACCTTCTTGTTGTACAATTTTACTTGCATCTATTAATGAATCGTACGCAGCATCTTTTTTCATTTTATCTATGCCCATAAGTTCGTAATATCGTTTTTTTGTTTTTGCTATTCTGTCTTCTTGAATTTGTTTTGCTTTATTAGGATTTTCAGTAACACTACCACCTGTTGTGCCTTCTCCTGCTCCTATAGTATCTACTCTTTTTATTTCGTTTGTTGTATCTTCTGCTCCTTCAACTGGTTTTCCATCTGGACCAAGTGCTTTTAATCCTTGATAACCTAAAAACCCTACTGTTAATGGAGACTTAGCAAGACCTGACGCTACTTTTTTAATTGTACCACCTATTTTACCAGAACCTTTAGCTACTGCTCCAACAGCTCTTGCTTCAGGTGAACCTAAAATATATCTACCAAGTCCAGTTGGATTAAATATCATTTGTTCTTTACCAAACCCTGCAGGAATTGGAGGTGGTTTTCCTCCGGTCATTGTTAATAATCTTTTTCCACCTATCATTGGAAGATTAGGTCCTGCAAATTTTCGCATTGCAAATCTACCTAAAGGTGCCAACGCTGTTCTTGCAGCTTGTCCTGCTAAAAACATTAAAGGTAATGCATATCCTTGACGACCACTTGCATCTGTAGGTGCTAATGGACTACCAACAGTATTAATAGCTTGTGGTTCTTTCATACCTTGCATGATACCCTCTTTGATAGGGCCACCGTATTTAAACATTGGTCTATTTAATGGTCTCATATCTTACCTAAATTTTCCGAACAGTCCGCCGATACCTAATGCTGTACTTAAAGCTGTCGAGAATGGACTAGGAGCTGCAGGCGCTTCAAATTGTGGTCCTCCCACACCTCCAGCAAGACCTGTAATTCCTGCTCCAAATCTATCTAATCTAGTAAATGGTTCAAAAGCTGCTGTTTGTGCTGCCTGTTGGTCGGCTGCTAATTGTGATTGTGATAATCCTTGTCTAAATGCACCAAGCTGACCTAGGTTAGCTACATCTGCAGCTCTACCTGCTTGTTGAAAATTAGATAATCCAAACTGTTGGTTAGCTAAACCTGCTTGTTGATTTGCTAGTGCAGATCTTTGAGCTGCTAATGATTGTTGTTGTCCAAATGCTTGTCCTCTTCTTGCTGCTGCATCTGCAAAACCTTGTGCTCTTAATTGTGCTTCAAGTCCTGCTCTACCCAATGCAGTGTCGGCCATAAACTGTCCTTCTAATGCACCTTGTCTACCACCACCAAACGCTCCTTGCGCTACTGCCATATCAGATATGTTTTGTAATCCACCTTGTCTTGATAAATCAAATTGTCTTAATGATTCATCAATAACTTGTTGTTGAAATGGTGATTGAAAATCTGCGATTGATCCAGCCCCGGTCCCTGCTCCACTACCCATAAATTGTCCGAGTCCTGAAACATCTTGTCCAACCTGTCCAAGTGTTTGTCCACCCTGTGTTATAGCTTGTTGAGCTGATGTTAAGAAAGGTTGAAAGCCACCTATACCTTGCGTTGCAAGATTTATTGCTTGTGATTGTAATGGATCTTCACCGGCAACAAACTGACGACCTGTAAATTTTGTTGTATCTATAGGTGCAGCTGTTTGTGCCGTTAACTGTTTGGCAAAATCTTTTCCCGCTTCTTGTAAATAATCTGGTAATGCCATTATACTATCCTATTTTCCAACATTTGTGCTTGATTAAACATTTCTTGTGCAGGATTTTCCATACCCTGAGATTCTTCAGATATCATACCACCTGCCTCTAAGTTGTCCATCATATTTTGCATAACTTCAGCTCCTTTGTCTATATCGCCTCCGCCTGCATTTCTTACAGCGTCTGCTGTAAATACAAATTCATTCTTGCTAAGTCTAGCCGGTACATCATCCGCTCTTTCCTCAGCTCCTAGTGGTACAAAACCACCTTCTCTGTAATCTTTTTCCATACCACCTAGATCCATAATACCACCTTCTGCATATCCTTCTCTTGGTATATCAGCTAGTCCACCATCAGCAGCAAAGAAAGAAGGTTGTACAAATTGTTTTTGTGGCATAAAAAATAAACCAGAAGCTGCAGCTGCAGCAGGATTTCTATAAAATTCTTGAGCTTGACCTCTAATATTAGATACCATTGGTTGTATACCTGAAACATCAACACCTGGGTCTATCATCTCCTCTTCATCACCACCCATAAAAAATGGTGCAGCTAATGCTGTAGCACCTAATCCACCACCTAATAATCTTAATGCACTAAATTTGTTTCCTGCTTCACCGCCTACTCTAAAAATATCTCCTATGGTACTAAGTTTACCGCCCGATAAAAAAGGAGAAATAGTTCTTGATTTAAGTAAAGCTTTACTAAAACCAGCTGGACCAAATCCACCACCTAATCCATAAATACCTGCACCTAATAATGCAGCTTTACCTAATGGTGATTTAACAACTTTCTTTACAGCTTTTTTAGCTTTTCTTACAATCTTACCTAGAAAATAACCTTGTCTTGGCTCTTCTAGTGTCATAAGTCCACCCATATTACGTAGTTGTCTTTCCATCATACTTCTTGAAATTGCCATAGTTTATCCTTTTTATATACTTTTTCTCCTATAATCAATAGCTTATGGCACCATGTCTTCACCAATTTTGCCATAAGGTGAATTATCGAATTGTTCTGTCCTAGTTATACCACCAGTACCAGTATTTGTTTCTAAATAATCAAGCATGTTTGAGTAAGGTCCTTCTTGCACACCTGTTGTCATTAAATTTTGATTGCTTCCCGGATAATTAGTGCCAGTAATATTAGTTTGATTTGGAAGACCTATGTCTCCAAATCTAGAAAACCCTCTAAGTTGTGCTTCAGTTAACGCTTGAGATATCTTATCTTCTTCATCTAATGTTCCTGGAGGGAGACCAAACAAACCTAGTCTATTAAACTCAGACATATCTCTTGGTTGAGAACCAAATATACCTTTGCCTTTATCATACATACTACCTATGGCACCACCCACAAAAGGTATACCTGTTAATAAACTCATTAGTCCACCAAATAATCTTCCACCAAAACCTGGTTTAAGAGAACCATCAGGTAACGTATCTGTGTATCCAAATTTATTTGCACCACCAAAAAAACGACTTCTACCTGTAAATTTTTGTAATGGACCATATGATGCAAGAGCTATGTTTCGTCTTTCTTTTTCGCCAAGTGCTTTAGCTTGTGCTCTTTCTGCTATCTGTAATGCAGCTCTTTCATTTGCTGTTCTTCTATCAAAATCTCTATCGGATTCTCCTGGTCCTTTACCAGAAAAGCCTCCGCCTCCAGGGCCTGAATCATATCCTCCGCCAGCATCTGTATCTCCACCAGCAGCTCCTCCACCACCTACATCACCAAAACTATCAAGCGACATAATTCCTGATGGACCCATGTTAGGACCTTTATCTAATGATCCGTGTATATCTTTTTTAAGTATTAAATCTTTTTCCTCTTTTGTAATATATGCAAGTTCTGTAGGTGGTGCGTCAGGACTAGATTGCCATTTTCTAGGTGCAACAACTTGTGGTTGTTTACCTAAATAATTTTCTACTCCTCCTTGTACTATTGGTTTTTTAGCCATTATTTTGTTTCCCCAAACAGATCAAGACTAGGCATAATTACCCTAACATCTTTTCTAATATTTTCTTGAGGAATCCCTTTTGCTTTCCATTCCTCATCATTCTTGTATATCTCACCTGTCTTAATATTGCTAATAGTTTCTATTATCTCTTTTGGCTCTATTGTTGGTATATCTTTCACTATGTTGTTACCTCTCTTGGCTGTATTTCTAATATTGAAGCTATGACGTGCAGCTCGTTTGCGTCAGCAGCTTGTACTTTTAAAACCTCACTTTCCTCCATTACAAGAGGTTGAGTCAAAAGTTCTGTGGTAGTGTTAGATGCAATAGTTTTAGTTTTAAATAAACTAAATATAGCACCACTTGCGTTAACTAATGTTATAGTTATTGTAGTCCCTGATCCAGCGTCCTCGGATACTAATAAAGATTTAACAACAGCCGTCTTAAAACTAGGGACTGTATACAGTGTAGTTAAATCTGTTGTAGTTAAATCTACTTTTTTATTTATAAAACTATTAGCCATTAATTTAAAAAGAAGTTTTCAGCTTCTACTTCATCCTTTAATTCTTGTTGAAACGTAGTATTTAATTTTTCTACAATTGCATCAAGGTCTCTTACCTGAGCCTCTGCTGTAGGTAAATCATATTCTACACTTGGTCTTGTTAATACTTGTACTATTTTTGCCATTATCTTCTTCCATCTGGTTGTATGTCTAATCTAAATGTTCCTAATTTCCAACTTTGACTAGCAGCTGTGTTTTCTACTTTTAACGCAATAGCTCTAGCTCTTGCACGCGTATCTACTTTTTGTGTGGATGATGAAACAGTAAATGGTCCAAGAGAGGAACTAGCTTGACTATCGTTTGGAAAATCTCTTAATTGTAATGTGACTTGTGTATTACCAGTTTGAGATATAAAGTCTGGTATAAATCTTCTTATCTTCATTATAAATTCACCATCTCCTCGAAGATCTGCAGATCCTGTAGTTTGACCTGTAATACTTCTTCTTTGACTAATATCAAAGTCTCCAGATGATATGTTTGCAGTTATTGCAGTCGTAGCACCACCTTGAACTTGATCTGTCCCTGTTTCGTGTTGATAGTATATTGTTCTACCCTCTGTGTTGCCCACGACATCAAAAGATGAATCGTTGCCTGCAGTGTATTCTGTTGCATGTGGGCTACCAAATACAGCAGAATCTTGCCACATAGTTCTAGCTAAAGATCCAACTGTCCATACTGGTCTTTGTGGTGAAGAGTCAAAATAATTATAACAGACCATTCTGTTTACAACAGAAGATCCTGTAGTTGGATAGAACCACATAACCTCACCAAATAAATTATTTAATCCAGCTGATACCATTTGGTTACCAGATTCTAAATTTATATTATCGTAAACAAAATCCTCTACTAAACATGGTAATGATTCTAGCTTACCAGCATATCTAAAGAAACCATTCTCTGACATCCAATATGCAGAACCATCAACCTCAACACAAGCATTTTGTCCAACAAGTCCACAGTGTGTTCCAACTTGTGCAAACGCAAACGTAAATGGTTGACCAACAAAACGCATTGTAAATAAAGCTGTATCTGTCCAAACAAGAATTGAATCTCTACCTCTGATCGCTCCTCTGATCTGTGATCCGTCGGCCAGTCTTTGTGTACCAGCTGTATTAGTTGCTGTAGGTGTATATGTGTTTATATCCTCTTGATCTGAGAATCTGATAAACATGTCGTCTTGTGTTGATGTATCTCCAATTGTTGTCTCTGTTCCAAAAAATACTAAGTGACGATCCGGCGTAGATACTATCATATGTCTTGATGCAGTCGGTGCACCAGATATAATTGTAGCTCTTGTGTTCTCTGCTCCTGCTGCTGCAGAGTTCCATTCAAATACAGCACTATCATGAATTAAACAAATAGCTTTGTCACCAAAATTATCTAATGACCACATACCAGGTTCTAATACCAAATCACCTGATGCTGCCTCACCCCATGCAACAAAGTTTGTTGTGCTAGTAACAGTATCACCTGCACCATGAGATGCAGCAGTCGTTCCTCTAACTTCTCTGGTAACACCTGTTAATTCATTGGACGCACTAATGCCTGTATAAGATATTTCTTCTGTTCCTATTTTTATAAAGTTTGTTCCTGTATCTGGAAACTGTGATACATCTGCTAATATAATACCTGTTGTTGTCGAAGAGTTTATCGCACCAGATAAAGTCGTTGTAGGCTCACCTGCTACTTCACCACCCCAAGTTCCAAGAGACCAACCAAAACCTTTTGCCTGCACTGCTGGTCCCACAGGATAATAGTGTTGAACTCTAATACCACCAGATGTCGTTGCACCAGATCCTGACTCTGCTGATGGCATTGTAATTGTAATCGTTGTGCTTGATGGCACAGTTGTTACCATAAATTTTTTATCGTTAAAATCTGAGGCTGCAAAATTAGAATTAGTAATAGAACTAAAACTGTCTAATAAAACTATATCACCAGCAACTATGCCATGAGATGTTGAAAAAGTAATAGTAACTGTAGGTGATCCGTTAGTTGTGCTAAATGCATTTGTTAATGTTGTCGTAGTTTTGATAGGATGTATGTCATAAAACACACCTCCTGAATAAGCGTATAAAATTCTATTAGTTCCTATGATAGAGTATTTGATTGAAGTAGAACTAACAAAATGATGAAGACCTCTACCTGCTCCAGTTAAATCGTTTGTTCCTCCTAGTTGTTTCCAACCACCTATTTTTTCTGGTGTGCCATATCTAAATCTAACATTATCACAGTCTACCCATTGACCTTCTGCTCCTGTGGGTGTAAGTTGTTTATTAATTCCTGGCCGAAATCCAATTTTTTGTAGCATAATAAATCCACGTATATCAAATTTATTGTTTTTTTAACAGAATAAAAGCACAGAAGTTGTGATGTGGTAGAAACTTCTATACTAAACTATTTTTTAAATTTAGCATCTTTAAACCAAGGAGGCAAACCTAAATGAGG